GCACAGGTTTGCGCGCAAGCCGCGCAGCTCGGTGTTGCGATCGACGCCGCAGACGCGGTGAAACGTGGTCTCAAACCCGAAGCCCTGCGCGCACAGGTGCTCGAGAAACTAGCCGCGCAAAGTGATGCCGCCTCGATTGTGGCAACCGTGCCTGCAGCAGCCGCCACGAAAGACAGCCCGCTTATCGCCGCCGCTAAACGGGCCGCAACCGACGCGACACGCTGACAATCGCGGCAAACCCATACCCCACCTACCCCTTATTATTTACGGAGCCTGATCCATGACTGTCCTGACCAAACCGCCCGGCATGGGTGATGTCCTCAAATACGAGGTCAACCCAAACTATACCCGCGACACTATCACCCTCTTGGCCGGCATGCCCTATCCCGTGGGCTCTGTCCTCGGGCGCATTATGCTGAGCGCCAAATATACCCTTGCCAGTGACGGCGGCACGGATGGCGCTGAAACCGCCGCCGCCGTTCTGCTCTATCCGGTTGATGCGACGCTGGCGGACGCCGAGGGCATTGTTCTAACGCGTGGCCCTGCGATCGTCTCACGCGCCGGACTTGCTTACGGCGCCACCGTTGATGACGCGGCGAAAATCACCACCAAAATCACCGAACTGGCAGCACTTGGCATTATTGCCCGCGACGCTGCCTGATCACCCCAAATTATCCGCTACTTTTTCTTTTCCGGAGTCCCCCATGACCATCACCCGCAATCCCTTTGATGCCGGCGGCTATTCGCTCGCTGAAATGACGCAGGCCATTAACATCCTGCCCAACCTCTATACCCGTCTTGCGCAGATCGGCCTGTTCCGCTTTGAGGGAGTCACCCAGCGCAGTATCGTCATCGAACAGCACGAGGGTGTGCTGAGCCTGTTGCCGTCGGTTCCGCTCGGGGCTCCCGCCACCGTCGGCACCCGCGAGGGTCGCTCGATGCGATCCTTCGCCCTGCCATGGATCCCGCATGATGATGTAATCCTGCCCTCTGATGTTCAGGGCATTCCGGCAATCGGAATGTCCGATACCGCCGATCCACTGCTGACAGTCATGCAACGCAAACTTACCCTGATGCGTCGCAAACACGCCCAGACACGAGAATACATGGAAATGAATGCCCTGCGCGGTATCGTGAAGGACGGGGCGGGCACCACGCTTTACAATTACTTCACCGAGTTTGGTCTGGCGCAGATCGCGGTGGACTTTGTGCTGGGCACAACCGGAACCAATGTTCAGGGCAAGGTTCGCACGACATTGCGCAGCATCGAGGACAATCTCCTCGGAGAAACCATGACCAGTGCCTACGCGCTTGTCAGTTCGGAGTTTTTCGACAAGCTGATCTCGCACTCCAAAACCGCGGATGCCTATAAGTTCTTTTCCGCAACTGGCGGTCAGCCTCTGCGCGACGACATGCGGCGCAACTTCCCTTTCGCCGGTATTCTGTTTGAAGAATATAATGGCAGCGTTACGCTATCCAATGGCAGTGCCGAGCGGCTGATCCCGGCTGGCGAAGGCATCGCCTTTCCACTGGGCACGTTTGACACGTTTACGACTTACGGTGGACCGGCCAACCTGCTGGAAGCCGCCAATACTGTTGGCTTGCCGCTTTATGCCCGCCAGCATCTGGATGAAAAGGGCCGCTGGATTGATCTCATGACCGAGGCTTCGGTCCTGCCGGTTAACAAACGCCCCGCTCTTGCGGTGCGGCTGTTCTCCTCAAACTAAGGCCGGTGATATGAACGCTTTTGTCGCCGCGATCGATCTGCTCTTTTCTGATCCCAATCTTGGCCGTGAAGCCTGGCATAGGGACGGTGAAGGGCAGTTCACCCCGGTTCGGGTGATCGTGAAAAGTCCTGATGATGTCGTGGGTTTTGGTGAAGCGCGGATCTGGTCTGAAACCACGATTGTGGATATGCGCATCAGTGAGCTTTCCGATCCGCGCCCCGGCGACCAGCTGACCCTTGGGGACGAGACGTTTGTTATCCAGGGCGAACCAAAGCGCGATCGCGAACGATTGGTCTGGACGCTGGATCTGAGGCCGGAAAGTTAAGTATTGAATGAAGATCGACCTTTCAATCAGCCCCGACATCGTTGCCATGATGCGGGCAGAACTGCTTGCTGGTGAAAAGGCGGTTACGGCGGCCATGCGCCAGGCAGGCAGTGATTTGAAATCTGACTGGCGGGGGCAGATTGCGCAAGCTGGGCTCGGGCAACGGCTGGCGCGCAGCATTCGCAACAAGACCTATCCTGAGCGGGGTGAGAGTCTGGATGCCGCCGCGTTCATCTGGTCGAAGGCCCCGAAAATCATTCGCGCCCATGATCGTGGCGTGCTGATCCGATCAAAGAACGGGTTTTATCTGGCAATCCCGACAGAAGCTGCTGGCAAGGGTCGTGGTGGTGCGCGCCTGACACCAGGGGAGTGGGAACGCCGCCGTGGTATGAGGCTGCGGTTCATCTATCGGAGAGGCGGGCCGAGTTTGTTGGTGGCGGAAAAGGCGCGGATCAACACGCGCGGAACGGCGGTGGCATCACGCTCCAAAACCGGGCGTGGTCAAGTTACGGCGCCTATATTCCTCCTGGTGCCGCAGGTGAAATTGCGCAAGCGGCTTGATCTGGCGCGGGACGCGGAAAAAGTGGCGAGGTCGGTGCCGGGATTGATTGTGGGGGAATGGTCAGAGCGGGGATGATTTAAGCTCTTTGGTGGTCTGGCTCATTTCCCATGAAGGGGACTTTCCGTCATTTTGGGTGGAAATATGAAATGTTCGATGTTACAAAACCTAGGATGAAATGAATTATTGTCCGAGGTTTTGTAACATTGAGTGAAACCCGCAAACCTCAAAAGGAACGAATGCTTGCCTTTCTAGCGCAACATTCACCGGCGCGCGCCCGAGACCTTAAAGATATTGGCATTTCTGCAACGGCTATCTCGCGCGCGGTTGCCGATGGCGAAGTCATTCGCATTGGGCGCGGGCTCTATCAACTGCAGGATTCCGAACCGGACATGCACATGGCGCTTGCCGAGATTGCCAAGCGCGCGCCTAAGGCTGTCATTTGTCTTGTGTCAGCACTGTCATTCCATGGCCTGACAGACCAAATCCCGAGAAAGGTCTGGATTGCAATCGGGGCGAGGGACTGGGAACCAAAGATCGAATATCCAAGGATCAGAGCCGTGCGATTCACGGAGCCCTATTTTTCACAAGGGATCGAAACACACACGATCTCGGGTGTTGATGTTCAAGTCTATTCGGTCCCAAAATCTATTGCAGATGCTTTCCGAAACCGGAAGCTGGTGGATCGCTCCGTTGCGATCGAGTGCATGAAATCCGCGCTCGAAAGTCGGAAGGCCTCTCCCGGTAGTCTTGCCGTCGCCGCACAGGAAAACGGGGCTTGGAAGCAGATGAAACCCTATCTGGAGGCGCTGACCTCAAATGGCTAAGACACCAAAAGACATCTCCGCGTCCGTCAGGCAGCGCCTGCTCAATCTCGCGAGACAGGAACAGCAAGTATTCGATGTTGTCCTCGTAGCTTTTGGCCTTGAGCGACTGGTCTACAGGCTGTCGGTATCCGATTATCGCGACAGGTTCGTGCTCAAGGGCGGAATGCTGGTGACATTATGGACCGAAGATACGGGCCGGTTTACGCGCGACATTGATTTTCTGGCGTTTGGCGAGGATGATGAGGCCAGCCTGAAGGAAGCGTTCGAAACCATCCTGTCAATTGATGCCGGGGACGGGCTCGTTTTTGACGCGGCCAATCTGACGGCAGCAGCAATCCGGGAAGATCAGGTCTATGGCGGCATGCGACTGAAAACCGTGGCGCACCTTGGCAAAACCAAAATTCCGATAACGGTTGATTTGGGCTTTGGGGACGCACTTGGTGATCCGGCTTATCAGATCGACTATGGATCGCTTTTGGATTTCCCGGCGGCCAGTATTCGCGCGTATTCACCCGCGACGGTTATTGCCGAAAAGTTTCAGGCCGTTGTTGCCCTTGGCATTGCGAATGGCAGAATGAAGGATTTCTATGATCTGAGGGCCTTGCCTAAATCACTTGAGATCGACTTGGGCGAGCTTGCGAGGACAATTCAAAAGACGTTTGAAAGACGAAGCACCGAGATCCCGACCATACGTCCAGCGGGATTGTCACCAGAATTTACCGAGGATCCTGACAAGATGACCCAATGGGCGGCATATGCCGAGTCGACTGATCTTGAAGCTATTCCGCTCACCGAAGTGACTGATGAAATCTGGGAATGGCTTGAACCCGTCTGCAAGATGGCAGTGGCTGCGTCGCAGGAATGAAGATGGGCAGACAGTGAATTCCGAAATGGGAGTCTGGTCTGGAATTCAAATCGATACATCCAGCATTTCAAATGCCCAAACAGAATAGAAACCCATGCCCACACCCCGAGAAATCATCCTGCAAGCGCTGCTTGCGGCGCTGCAAACCGTGCCCGGTGCAACCGTGCTGCGCGGTGCGATCCTGCCCGAGCGGATACCATCCGGCGGCCTGCTGATCCTGCGCGACGGCGACCCCGGCACGCCAGAAGTGACACTTTCGCCGCTGCAATACCACTTTGAGCATCGCACCG